GATACGGTCTCCATGATCCGGGCCATGGTCCTCGCAGTATCCGACACCGTGTCCCTCCCCGACGTTGCCGACTACGAACTCCAAGGACTCAACCGGCAGTACAACACGAGCAACCCGGTCGGGGTCACCGATCAGGTAACAGCTGTGTTCTCCCCCGTGGACTACGTGTTCGGGTTCCTCCCCACGGAGCCACGGTGGGGTATAGCCGCCACAAGGAAACGGTGGGGGTCGAGCCTCACTGAAGAACCCCGTTGGGTAGCGGATACTGAACGGTGAGAGGAGCCACCCATGATCAGATACGTCAAGGAGTCGAACGAGTTCCACCCCGTAGCGGTCACATGCAACGGGGTGGTCCACGCGACCGGGATCGAGTACGCCATCAAACCTGATGACGACCGGCCCGTGGTAGGGGACTTCACAGCCGCTACCACGATCGACGGGGAAACCGGGGTTATGACCGGTGGGCTCGATGTGGGCGTGTACCGGGTTTGGGCCCGGGTAACTGATGTGACACCCGAATCGCCGTGGATCGACTGCGGCCCGCAGTTCAGGATTTACTGATGGACGATAAGAGGACAGCGGAAGAGCGGCTCCTTGCGGAGACCGAAGCGATCGTGAACGGTATCGCTGACTCGGAAGAGTTCAAGGTGGAGCAGGGCTTCGAAGAGTTCGTGCATGACCTCATGCGGGGCTTCAACATCCCTAGGCGTCAGGCGATCATGGTAGCGAAGCAGGTCCGGGCGAACTACCGGGCCAACGCGCGGCGGCAGGGTATCAGTGTGCAGGAGTACTCGGACCGGCTCCCGGTGCATTCGTCGATGGCGATTGTGGGGTTCTGTGTGGGGACCGTGTTGCAGTCGGATGTGGATCATGGGGTGGAACCGGAGACCGGGGAACGGTTCGATGGGCCGGAGTACGTGATTTAGGGTGTTCAAGGGGCATGTGAAGCGGAGGATGTGGCCGGTTACGGGGTTGACGACGGCTACGTGGATGCTTGTGCCGCCCGTGGTGGTTCCTATTGGGGAGCTTATTGCTACGCAGAAGTATCTTCATCTTGCTTCGCTGGTGGAGGATTCCCTGAGTATGGGTGCTGATCCTCTTCCGCATGTGGTGTTGTGGCGGGGCGGGTTGTATGTGGAGGATGGGCATCACCGGATTGTGAGGGCTGCGATGCGTGGTAAGTCGCATGTTGTGGCCCGGGTGTTTGAGGTCTAGACAAAAACCTAACCTAGGTTTAGACTGGTCTTACCAACTAAGCCCAAGGAGGCAACCCAAGTGACCACTCTTCAGACCACCGGATACAAGCTCAACCGTATCCTCGCGAACAAGAACGGTGAGTTCCATATGGGCTACGGCTACTTCTACGGCCCCGAAGTTGAAGGTCGCAACCTCGTATGGTTTCAGGGACTCCGCCGCTCACTTACCCTCGAAGACCGGGTAATCGCCTACTACCGAACCCCGGACGGCCACGAGCTCACCGCGCACTTCACCGGCTCCACCACCGGCTTCGGATGGGCACTCGATCAGGAAGCAGCAGAAGCAGAATGGAAGGCAGCAAAATGACCAACAAGGAAGCCCTCCTCGACAAGGCCGAGTGGCGGAAGGAATATCTCCAATGGAGGACCGCCAACTCGCGCATCTCGGACATCCTCTGGGGGGACATAGCCAAGAACCGGGTATGCCTTTACCCCCGGAAACACGACTGGTACCACAACCGGAAGGACCTAAGGGTGAAGCCATGACGCGCAAAGACGATCCAAAGACGGCTATCCACTCCCTCAACATTGGTGAGACATTCCGGTTCCACCATGACGGGGTGGTCTGCACCTTCCTTGGCACAAGGGGCTGTAGGTATGACTGGCACGACTACCAAGGTGGGCACTACCTGTATGCCCCGTCTTACCAAGGGACAGGGAAAACAGCTTGGCCCTTCGTGTATCCCGTAAATGAACCCGAGACGATTGTGGAGCTACCCCGATGAAAGAACTTGCCTACGTGAATAATTCCCTTGGGCAGGAGGCTGTCCTTGTGGAGAAGGACGGACAGTATGCCGTCGTTGTTTCCCTCACGAGCGGGGAGATGAAGAAATGCACGTCCGTGGATGAGGCTGAGGCGTGGAGGTTCTGGGAGGAAATCAAGGAGGTCATCGAGGAGCATGACCTGAAGGAGCGGACCCTGTTTCTTGAATGACCTCTAGACAAAAAACCTAACCTAGGTTAGGATGGTCTTACCAACGAAGCCCAAGGAGGCACCCCAAATGGCACGATTCGCAGACATACGCAGAGCCAACCGGAAGCCAGTTGCACCGGTTGAAGAAACCATCACCATCAAAACCCGGATCACCCTCTACGGCGAAGGCATCAACGAAGGCACCCTCCGCGCCTACCCCGGCGACACCCTCAACTACGACCACACCACCGGGGCCGCATGGATCGACACCGCAGACGGCATCCGCTACTCAACCCGACTCCACACCATCTAGGACTCCCGCCATGAATGTCCACGTAGACCGTGATGTTATAGCTCGTGAACTCGAACGTTCCTCACAGGAAGATGGATGGGGGCTCCCCCGCCCGGTAGCAACTGGGAAGAGCCACGTCACAGATGCCGGTATCCTCTGGCACGAGTTCAAAGACCACCGTAACACCCTCTTTTGGGCCACTTCCTCGGTCCCCTACGAGGTTCGCCGCTACACCCTTGAACGGGCCCTCACGGCCTCGGACTTCTTGGAGATGGCGGGATTCGACGAGATGTTCCTTGAAGATGAGAAAACAGGACGGTAAAAACCGTGAACGTCCAGCATGAACGGATTCATCTCACCGCCCGGCTCAACCTCAGGGCAACGGGCCGGTCCGACAGTCAAGTAGTAGCTCCCACAGGCCGGGCCTTTGTGGACCCTTCCGGGTACCTCTGGTACGAGTTCACGACTATGGACCTCGACGAGATGGACTTCTGGGCCACCCGCCACAACACGAAACCCGGCGACGAACGACTCACCATCGCCCATAACCAAACCGAAATGGAAGAGGCATTCCAGTGACCAACCAACCCCTCCGCAGCAGTGACCGTCTCGTTATCACCACCCAGCTGAAACAGGGCCCCTCCCACGTCGGGGTCCGGTGCCAAACTTGTGAGGTTTGGGTCGCGTTGGAGGATATCTGGATCGATGGAACCCACGCCCCTGATGGTACGGAAGGTCAGGGCAAAACCGACCATACCGTCTGGGAAAAGCCATGACCTACCCAGCAGTGAAACAACCCGAGAGAAGGAACTAGAACCATGCCAACACCAGCGCAAATCCTCGCCCACGAACGAGCCACCTTCGTGGCCCGCATCCAGATCGACACCCTCGAAATGCTCGCGGATTCCCTCATCGGGGAGGGTAACCCGGAGTCGATTATCAACAACCTTCCCCCCACGCACGGGAAGGAGGGGGCGGAGCTCGCGAAGACCGCTTACACGGCGGCGCTGTTCGCGGCAGCGGACCTTGCCCTATCCGCTGCTGACGCCCTCCGTAAGAGGTTCCCGGGGGTGGACCAGAAATGAGTATCCGCCCCTTAGGCGTGGCAGCTTGGGAAGAGGCCGAGAAAACCAAGCTCTGGGCCCCCACAGGGAAAGGGGATGTGGAGCTTCAAGTATTCTGGGGCCGTGACCACTCCGGGAGTTTCCCTCTTACCCGGGCTGAGGCCCTTCACCTCTACCACCAACTAGGCGACTGGCTCATGTCACATCCACAGGAGAAGCCATGAAAATCATCACCATTCCCGTCACCGTTGACATCCTCCTCCGTGTCAGGGACGAGGAGTACCAGAGTAAGGACATTGCCCGGGCCCGGGTGGTCAATATCGAGGGCCATATTGAGCAAGCCGTGGAGAAAGCCCTCCGCGAGAACCTCGATATCAGGGGCCGGTACACGACGGCGTACGAGATTATTGGTGCGAGCGCGGTGACCGGGTGAAAGTGGGTGACCGTATCCGGTTCAAGGGCGGCTACACCGTCTATATCATCACGGGGTTCTCTCCGGCTTTTATCCACGCGACCACGGAGGATGGGGGAACCCATCTTCTGGTCCGTGGCCCCCATTACGAAATGGTCCCCAACCCCACCTAACCTAGGTTTAGGATTGAACTATGGCACCCAACAGCACGACTATAGATTCCGTTTACAAGCCCGGTGAGTGGTCACTGCTCCTCGATCCCCTAGGGGAGAACGAAGTCCTGATTCAAGTGAAACAGTGGGGAAACACGAAGGGCGGGGTAACCGTGGCCCGGGCGGACCTCCTCGAAACCCTAGGCGTGACCCGGGACAGGAAGAAAATCGACGCCATCGCGGACATCCTTGAACAACACTGGCGGAAAGCACCCGGCAACTGGGACCCGGAACTGAAGAAAGTCCGGAATATCATTGACCCCCCGAAGCCGCTCCCCACCAAGCCGGGGACCGTGATCGAGATAACAAACTCCACATACCCGCCCGGTGGGGACAAAACCCGGGCTTTCTACGCCAACGGGCAATGGGTAGGCAGGAACGGGGATATCTGGACCGAAGACTATCTAGCTGACCCGACCATCAAGTGGGAAGTCATTCTGGAAGGAACCGACTAATGGGCCGTTACATCATGAAAGCCGACCGGGAACACGACCTGTATGTGGAGTGGTCCACGATCGTTGACGCCCCGGTAGGGTGGGGCCCCTTGGAGGACCTGACCAGCGACCCGGACTGGGGCCACACGTTCACGCCGGAACGGTTGGCGTGGTTGGAGGAGAAGGGAACCTCCGTGATGGTCCGTTACGGGTCCGGGACTTTCGAGGGCTCCTTCGGGGATGTCCCGGTCTTTATCCGGGAGCTCGGGGACGGGTCCGCGTACCAGCTTCCCCGTGAGAACCTCTACGACTTCATTATGGCGTTGGCAGCGGACCCGGACTCTAAGCAGGTCCAGCAGTCCGCGCTGGACCGTTACGCGGAAAGGATCATCCACGTTGACTGAGGAACGCTACCCCGTGGAACCATTCACGGGGGACATTAGTAAGTACTATTCGGGGTCAGACTCGGATGAGGTCCTTGACTGGGGCCGGATGCACGAGAACGTCACGGAACTCTCAGACGCCGTGGTAGGCCACCGTATCGTGAAGGCTGAACGGGAAACCATCCATTCCCCCTACAGCTGGCGTACCTCGAAGGCCCTTGTCCTCACGCTCGATGACGGTACCCGGGTGAAGCTACGGGACACCGACGACTGCTGCGCGTACACGGAGCTTGAATCTTTCATGGCGAACGTCGAAATGATCGACCACGTCATTATCGGGGTGGGGACCACGGAAGGTTACACGAAGTGGCACATTTACGCGGACCTTGGGGACATGCTCGAACTCACCGTGGGCTGGTCCTGCGGCAACCCGTTCTACTACGGGTACGGGTTCGATATTGAGGTCGAACCAGTAGAACCTAAACCAGCATTGGAGACAAAATGACCGAGCAACTGTGGACCATCTCGCGGGGCTCCTACTCGGATTACGCCGTGGTGGCTGTGGTCCGTGGGCAGGAAGAGGCTAACCAGATCGCGGCCCGGATGAACAAGGTCGAGGGCATGGAACCCGGCGACTATGACGCTTTCTTCGTGGAGAGCATTAACCTGATCGCCCCTGAGGATGTGCGGGCCTGTGAGTTCCTCCAATTGCAGTGCGATATTGACATGGAGACTGGGGAGGTCGTGAAGGAGAACCCGCCATATTCCCGGGTGGAGTGCCGGTGGGATGACCCGGAGGAGGACCTGAAGGTTTGGGCGACGTTCGCCCCACTCCGGCATGGGGGTGAAGGGAGGGGCCGGTTGGATGTTACCGGGTGGGACCCGGAGCGTGTCCGGAAGGTTTACGGGGACCATAAAGCGGCCCTCATGAGTGACCCGGCTGTACGTGCCGTGGAGTGGAGGCGGCTGTGAGCAAGCAGGATCAAGACCAGACGTTCGTGCTCACTATCAAGACCGTTGACGGGGAAGGGCGTGAGTTCAGGGGGGTGGCTGAGCCTCTGGTCGAGGAAGCAACCGCGAAGTGTGCCATGGGCCTCGGCTTCCGGTTCGAGAATAATGTGACAGGCGATATGCACTCCTACGCCCCGGGTAGCATCCTCACGGTGACGGCGATGATCGAAGATGAGTGAGGGTGGGCGGAAGGTCTGGAACCGGGAACAACTCCTAGCCCTCAACGGCGGGGCGGTGGTCAAGAGGATTACCCCCGATGGGCAGGAATATCTCAGGGAGATTGAACCCCACTACGGTGGGGGCGAAGTGTACCGGGTATCCTTCTGGGCATTTGGCGACGACGTCCCTGATGATGACGAGCCAAGGCCCGAGGAGTACCCCATCGACGTCATATGGGAGCCCGAGCGATGAGAGCTAAGCGAATCCGTATTCCCGACCATTTCAGCTACAGCGGTGTACTGCAAATAGCTAACATCCAGCCTGAGATTATGAAACACAGGGGTGGGCTTGTTCAGGTCAACTACTTCCGGCGAGGCAATCTGCAATCAAGCGCGGATGTTTATAAGGACGACCTATTCGAGGCGATTGAGGCGCTCTACAACGTGACGATCACACCGAAGGACCATGATGGCACCAAGAATTAGGAGGCGGTCAGCAGTGGCGAAGGAACCCTTACAGGAGGTCTTACCGCACACGGTAACAAGGTGCGCGATCACGGGTGAGGTCATGGCTTGGTGTTCCCTGCATATCAAGTGGGAGCACCTGCCTGACCATGAGCCGTGCCCTATGCATGACGTGGAGGGGCAGTGATGGTCTGTTACGGGCATCAGTGGGATAAGCGGCAGACCGGGAAGTGTGCCCGGTGTGGGCATAGCTTCTATGAGCATTCCCATTTGGAGACTCTCATGGCGAACGGCAGGGTCCGGAGGGATATTATCCGGCTCCGGGTAGCACCGGGGGCGCGTACGGGGGAGGAGAATGGGGACCTTGTTTACCGTTCCGCGTATGACCGGATGATGGACCGGCAAGAGAGCATCGTATTTGAGGTGCCCCCAGCCATCGCGGAGCAGATGCACGCGGGCGATATCGGCGGTTATTCGATTGACGGGCAGGACCTTGAACCGGCAGACCCGGGCGGGGAGCGGCGGCAGCAGGGCAACCCGTGAGGGAGCATTGCCCGGCCTGTGGGAGGTTCCTTTCGGGTTCGTACCCGGTCTGGAACTGTAAGAAGCACGGCATGATTACTGCGATGCTCACGGCTGAGCAGCTGACGGGCAGGAGGGAGCCCCCGTTTATGAGGGGCCAGTTAGCTTTACCGATGGAGGAAGAGTGACTGTTGGTCAGTCGAGCATGATCTATCTTGCCGGGTCGAATGAGTCTTTCCGATGCCGGTGCGGGTGCAATGTTTTCACGGTCACGATGGAGCGTGAGGGGGATCATTTGGGGGAGTTCCTGACCCAGTACCGGTGTAATGGGTGCGGGTTGAAGTATGAGTCGGAGAAGTGAGGGGCTGGTTATCGGATCGTTATCCAACGTCTTTACTAAAGAGTATAGACAAATACCTAACCTAGGTTTAGGCTGGTTCCATCAGGGGGAGAAGGGGGGACAACCACCCGGGGTTCCAGAAGAGCGGCCCCGGACATAACCGGAAAGGTTGGTCTCATGGTCTGGCGCACCAGTCCTAGAAGATAATCGAATAGAAAGGAACCAAGAGGGCCCCTACAGCACACGCTGTAGGGGCCCTCTCCTTTTGTGCCCCGGCGTGTCGGAAACAACCCCAATAAACCCCTCTCCGTACGCTATGCAGGAAACACGTCGCGGAACGGAGGGGAAAAATGCCTGACAAGGTAGAGCAGCAACGGAAGATGGTCACCATCGACGTTGATGAAACCTCCGGCGTGGACCACCCCGCACACCTCACTGAGGGCTGGGTTGTCCTGAAATCCGCCGATAAGGATCAAATCGCTGGCCTGTTCGGGCCGCAGAGCACGGAGAAAGGGGCCGTCATGCCGGAGAAGCAGGAGACGGAAACGCCTACCGTTGAGGACCTTGTGAAGGCTCTCGCGGCGAAGGACGCAGAACTGGTGGCCGCGCAGGAAGCGCTCGCGAAGGCCACCGCACCGAAGCCCGAGGAGGACAAGCAGGAAGCTCTCCTGAAGTCCGTGCCGGAGGAAGTCCGCAACATGCTGAAGGCACAGGCCGACCAGCTGGAAGCTTTCAAGAAGCAAGCCGAAGAGGACCGTGAGACCCTCCGGAAGGCTCAGGAAGCACAGGCCGACAAGGACGCCATTTTTGAGATGAAGTCCATGCTGAAGGCTGTCTCCGTGGACGCTGACAAGCTTGCCCCCGCCCTCCGGCTCCTCCCCGAGGGGCCCCGCGAGGTCGTGAAGCAAGCCCTCCGCGCCGCTGAAGCCCAGCTTCAGGACTCGGGCCTGTTCAAGTCCGTGGGAGATTCCACGGCGACCGGCACCACCGCCAAGGAACGGATCGACGCCGCGACTGCCGAAGTGATGAAGCAGAACCCCGGCATGTCTCGGCCCACCGCCATGGTGAAGGCTCTCGAAGCCGATGTGACTCTCCGGGCTGACTACGAAGCTGAGAAGAAAGCAGGGAACTAAGCCATGGCTATTGAAGAACGCCTCGAAATGGTGAGCGCCAATGCTGGTGCTGACCTCTCCGCAGCTGCCAACCAGTTCAAGGTTGTGAAGCTCAACTCGTCCGGTGACATTGTGCTCGCGTCCGCGATCACCGATGTTCCCTTCGGTATCCTCCAAGACGTTGGTACGCAGGGCCACCCCCTGCCTGTCGCCGTGGGAGGTATCTGCAAGGCCATGGCGGGTGCCACGATCGCTGCCGGTGCCCCTGTGGCTACCAAGGCTGACGGTACTCTTCAGACCGCCGCTACCACTCAGTATGTGATTGGTACGGCCCGTTACGGTGGGGCTTCCGGGGAAGTTATTTCTGTCCTCCTCAACCCCGCCCCGATCAAGGCGTAGTCCGGCTTACCGGATTCTGAAAGGAAACAGAAATGGCACAGCCGACTTACACCAGCCAGCACTACGATACGGTGCTGTCCAACATCTCGGTCGCGTACATCCAAGACCCGGCGAACTACATCGCCCGGCAAATCTTCCCCATCGTGGGTGTGGAGAAGCAGTCCGGTATCTACTTCACGTATGACAAGGACGCTTGGCTGCGTGACGAGGCGAAGAAGCGGGCCCCGGGTACCGAGTCCGCAGGTTCGGGCTACAAGACCTCTCAGGACAACTACTTCTGCGACGTTTGGGCGCTGCACAAGGACGTTGACGAGCAGGTCATCGCGAACGCGACTCCTCCGCTCGACCCGAAGGGTGACGCGGCCCGGTACATCGCTTCCCGTCTGCTCCTCTCTCAGGAGCTTGACTTCGCGAACACCTACTTCAAAGCCGGTGTGTGGGCGAACGACTTCACTGGTGTGGCTGCTTCCCCCACCGGGAACCAGTTCATCCAGTTCAACGACTACACGAACTCGGACCCGATCCTCGCGGTCGATACGATGAAGGAAACCGTGTCCTCCAAGACCGGTTTCGAGGTCAACACGATGGTCATGGGCAAGCTGGTCTGGAACCAGCTGAAGAACCACCCGGACATCCTCGACCGTGTGAAGTACACGGACGCCCGTGCGATTACCACGGACATCCTTGCACGCTACTTCGAGGTTGATCGTGTGATCGTAGCGAAGGGCCTCGTGAACACGGCCAAGGAAGGTGCGGCGGCTTCGACCTCCTACATCTACGGCAAGGGCCTGTTCATGTGCTACTCGGCACCGTCCGCTGGTCTCCTGAACCCGTCCGCTGGTTACACGTTCTCGTGGAACGGCTACGACGGTATGATGGCTGCTACCTCCGAACTGCCGATGCCTCTGATCAAGTCCACCCGCATCGAAACCGAAGCGGCTTGGGTGAACAAGGTTGTCGCACCCGATCTGGGCGTGTTCGCCGCATCCGTGGTCGCTTAGCGGTCCACAATATAGCTGTACTGGGGGAGCCCCGGGCCGGAACATCCCGGTTCCGGGGCTTTCCCGCATTTTGGAAGGGGAGCCCCGAAATGTCTCTTGTCCCTCTGACCCCGGCCACGTCTTCGATGCCGAGGGTGAAACCTCCGGTCGCGATTGAGGCCCTCGAAGTTGAATCCGGGGCTCTCATGCTTCAGGGCCGGTACGCCCCGCACGAGTACTGCTCGGAGTGCGCGGCCCCGATCCTGCACTTCAACCCGTCCATGCATTTCCGGACGATCAGCGTGTACGAGATTCTTACCGCGTACCGTGAGTACCGTTGCGCTAACTGTGATGTTCTCTTGTGGGACGTGAACGGAAAGGACTGATCCCCGATGTCTGACTGGTCTTATGGCGGCAATCTGGAAGACTCCCCACGGGACCAGATCAGGTTCCTGCTGGGTGACGTCACAGAGGACCGCTACAGCCCCACCGACAGCGAATTGGACTACTGGGTAGGTGTTTATACCTCCGTGGTTGATTCCGTGCCCGTGGTGGACGTTTACGGGGCCGCTGCGGAGGTTGCGCGTTCCATGGCGAACCGTTACATGCGGCTGGCTAGGACAAAATCCATTGCCATTGGTGGCATGTCCCTCGAAACGGACTACCAAGCCCAAGCGGACGCTTACAACGATCTGGTGGCGCGGCTCCTCGACGGGAAGGACAACCCTGCCATTGGCGGGGTTTCCAAGTACGCGAACGGGGCGGCTCAGACGTTCAGTGTGGGGATGATGGACAACCCGAATGCTTACTAACGTCAAGGGTTACAAGGAGGTCGAGCCGGAGTTCCTTGGGGCCATGAAAACCAGCATCCGGGTGTCCCCCGTGACCGGCACCGACCCGTATGGTAAGAAAACCTACGGGACCCCGGAAGAGATACCCTGCCACATGGTCCACCAAGTTGAGAAAGCCGTCGCGCAGGACGGTGAGGTGTGGGTCATGTCGGGCCGGGCGTACCTTGGCTGGCTGGTGCCATGGCTGGAAGTCCGGAGCAAGTACGAGGTGAAGAACCTTGAAGGCGTTTGGGTTCCGGCCACTGCCGGGATCGTGAACGTTCAGGAGGGCCCGGACGGGCCACACCACCAAGAGGTGTTCTTCGGTAAACGCGGCGTGCAGGGCGACCGGTTGGAGTAACCCTGATGGTGCAAGTGTTCGAGGTCAAGTTCACCGGGATAGCGGAGGCTGAGGCTCTCCTGACCCGTGCCGGGGCGCAAGCAGCCCCGGTCCTTGGGCGTACCCTGAGGGAGCTTGGCGAGGGCATGATGCGCGTCTCGCAGGTTCAGGTGCCGTTCCGTTTCGGGCCCCTGAAAGCTTCCGGGAGGGTTACCGGGCCGACCGTGAAGGGCAACGATATTCAGGTCGAGCTTTCCTACGGGAACACGGCTGTCGCGTACGCCCTCTACCAACACGAGGGGCAACGGGCCGATGGTACGCACAAGATCAGGAATTACCACTACGGTAAGAAAAAGCACTACCTGTCCGACCCGGTGAACGCCGGGGTGGGGCTCCTTGGGCCCCTGCTCGCGCGGCGGGTTGAGGAACTCTTCGAGGGGCGGTCATGAGCGAAGCTGACCCGGCACTTATCACGGACATAGACGGGAATGTCCCGACCGCGCTGGAAGTCCTTTACGACTATGTGAAGACGGTGTGCGACCCGGACGACCCGGTGCTCATGGCCTACAACGTGGACACCCCCGGGGTAGTCCGGTTCCTAGAGGAAGACCCGGGCGTGTCCCTCCACTCCTACGGCACGGTTGTGATGCTCGAAGAGCAGGTCATCACGCTCACGGTCCGGTCCGATGAGGGGTACCAGTCAGCGAAGAACGAGGCACTCCGGCTCCGGTACCTCATCGGTTCCCTGAACGATTACACGTCCCGTGGGATCACTGTCCTTGCTGCGGTCCCGACCGGTATCCGCCCGTTGGGTCCGGACGATAAGGAACGGGAAGCGATCGAGGTTCAGTTCGTGGTGACGGTGAGTAAGTCCTATGTGTGAGTCATGTGAGACCGCGTTGAGGGCGTTGGATGCCACGTTGGGGACGTTGGTGGTTGCGAGGGAGACCATCGTCCGACGCATGGAGGAAGAGGCCCGGGAAGCTACTACCGTGAAGGAGGAGACCCCGGGGTGCCGCCATGACCAGTCGGAGCCCTTCCAGACCCGGGACGGGGTCATGTGCCCGGACTGCATGGAGGTCATTGGGTGATCCGGCTCTATGATTACCAGCCCCGGTGCCCGGGCTGTAACAAGCTCCTCGCGGAGGATGTGACCCGCCCGTGGGAGATTCGTTGTGTCCGGTGCAAACGGTTGTGCCGGTCCTCGGAGAGGGTGGCCCTCCCCATGAGGATGGTCCTTGAAAGGAACCCTGATGATAGTCCTCGAACGTTTGACGATCACTGACGAGGACCTTGGCCTGTCCTCCCCGAAGCAGTGTGAGCATTCCGGGCATAACCGTGACTCCCGGGCCCACACTAAAGGGGACGCCACGCACTGGGTGGTTGCCCTCCATGACTGCGATGGGGGTTCCCCCTACGTTTATGCGGGCTGCGCTGGGTGGGTCCAGTATGTGACGTTCATGCGGGACAAGATTTGGATGTGCGGGTGTGGTTGGGCTGATGTTGGTCACCGCATGGTGAGGGTCCTCGAACCGCTTCAATAAAATGGTTCAACCCCCATTCCTAACCTAGGTTAGACTTGGGTTATGGAAGATAGCGCAGGAAAAAGAAACGGGATGGTATGGGTCGATGGGATCGATCGTTACGTACCATACGCCGCAGCTTACGCTTTCGAGGCTCTCGGTAACCACGTCCGTTGGTACGAGGTCCGTGAGCAGCAGCAGGACCTCCACGATATCCCGGTAGAGGATATCCGCCTACCCTACAAGGACTAACCCCATGGAACGTAAAATAAAGATCGTGCTGACGGCCCTCACGGGCTTGGGTCTCCTCGCCGGAGGGCTCACAGCCTGTACTTCACAGGCTGACACGGCTTCCCGGAACATCAGCACCGACGCGGAGAACTTCAAAGTCCAACGCCGGATCGCGGTCCTGAACGGGATCACCGACAAGATTCTCCTCGAAGCTGAGGGGAAATGCTCGGTGGAGAAAGCCGAAGCCGCCCTTGGGGAAGGGTCATTCGATATGACCTGCAAGGTGGGGCCGGATGAGTATTACCGGCACTCGGCAGCGCTCGGGGATAACACGACCGTGATAGTCCAACAGCTGAAACCGATCGACGTTTCGGTGTACCACACAAAGGTCAGGTTCGCTCCTGAGACTCTCATTCCCGAGTTCGAATTGAACGTCGGGCAGCAATAAGACCGGGGCCATCCGGGGAGGACTCGTCACCCTCCCGTAGCAGGTAAGAGCAGCCGAGGGTTTTGTGTCCCCCATTGACGCCGGATATAGCGTGCTGCCGCCATAAACCATCAGGAAAGAGGAAATCCCTTTGTCGGACAACGGAAAAATCAAGTACGAGGGCACATCGTATGTGCCTAATGATGAGGAACAGAGAATCGAAATCAGGATCGACACGGGGGAACGGACCATCACGGTAACCGTGTCCGGGTGGGAAGATTACACCGAAGGGCTCATGGCCCTCAGGTACGTCGGTAACCCCGAAAGGATCGCTAACATGTACGCGCAACACATGGAGGACCAGTTCGAATGAAGGGCGAAACAGTCTTCGATTTGCGGCGGTTGCAGGATGAGTACCGGGCCGAGGTTCGTGAGTCCCTCAAAAAGCAGGGCCTCGACCACCCGGTCACGGAGAAGGAGTGGCTGTTGTTCAACTTGAATGCTGGTCTTAGGGCGTCAGGGTTGGGACCTAAGACCTAAGGGGAGGGGGGAGAGTAGTCCTGCTCCCGGAGGTTCGGGCTTCAGTGCGGTGGCCCGGGCCGGAGGGTACTTCCGCTGGTTTGGAATTGGGCCAGTGAAGCAGGGCTCACCCAGAAGCGGTGACTCTCCCCCCTCACTAGGGCGGTAAAGGCTGTGACCTTTTATGGTTACTGTGGTTCAACTCCACAGCCGCCCACGGGGAAGATGGCATGGTCGTGGAACAACCCCGAAAATGTAACAAACGACTCAGCATGGGACCCTGTGAGAATCCCGGTGGGAATGAGGCTCGGTAGGATGAGCACCCGGAACCTAGGTCCGGTCCTCGGAGGTTCGAATCCTCCCATTCCTGCGGAGCCCCGGATAGGGCTCTCGTGAAGGCCAGCGGTTACTGGCCGGGCGATAACTGAATAGACAAGGATGATGTCAACGTAAATCAACCGGCTCGTAAATCCTTCGACCACTAAACAAGCGGATCGACACCGAGGGGGAGCCGGGGGGACCATGGAACACCTGCCCATGGTCCCGAGCGGTCAAAGTGTTACGGCAGCACTACAGTCTCCAAAACTGTGAGCCCGGGTTCGACTCCCGGTGACCGTGCGGGCGGCAAGGCGGTACCTTATGCATGAGGAGCCGCCCCACTTTTGAATAAATCTTCCGGCATATCATGGGGCGTCATGTGGGCACGGGAGCGCGAAACTGGCGGTTACCAGCAGGGCGATAACTGAAAAGCTATGGGAAGTCTTTTGCAGGGACTTTCCCCTCTGGTTCGAAGCGTATCCAGTTGCAGAACCAAAGGTTGGGAACTGAAGGACCCCCGGCGCAGATGTCACAGTCTGCCGGGGGTCCTTTGCTGTGTTCCCCGGCGTGCCGTAATCCGCCCGATCCTTACGGCATTGCTACTCTGGCGCGGAGGAATGCTAACCGTGCGATAGAGAGGGTCGGGCCATGGCAGCTAAAGCCAAAGAACGGTACCGGGTTCTGGTCGGGATCAATTACCCACCCGGGGATAAACGCGCCGAGCCGGGCGATGTTGTGTCCGACCTTCCGGAACATTCCGTGAAGGACCTCTTGCGTCAAGGCGTGATTGAGGAGGCGGAGTAAATGGCTTTCGCTCATGGTAGGAATGCCGGGGCTCTTGTGGCCCAGTACAACGCGACGGCGTGGCTGAACTCCTTGGAAGTCGCCCGGACCGCTCAGGCGGCGGAGACCACAACGTTCGGGTCCACAGCCAAGACGTACATTTCGGGGAACACGGACGCGACGATCAGTGCCTCAGGGTTCTGGGATGGTGACGCGGGCCAGCTTGACCTTGTGCTTACCGGGATCATGGACGCCGGGAACCTTGTCCCCTATACGTGGTGCCCTCAGGGGATCACGGTCTCGGCCCCGGCCCAAGTGATGGTGGGCGTGAATACCGAGTACGGGGTCTCAACCCCGGTCGGTGGTGTGGTCGCGGCGAAGCTTTCCGCTCAGGTCTCGGATGGTGCGTACTGGGGGAAGGTCCTGAACGGTACGGCCTCGATCACGGGCACGGTCACAGGTACTACTCAGGATGCCGGGGCTTCCGGGGTTACCACGAATGGTGGGCGTGTGAATATCCACGCAACACTGAACTCCCGTTCGACTTCGATAGATGTGAAGCTGCAACACTCGACGGATGGCTCTACTTGGGTGGACGTGTCCGGTGGGCAGCAGACGGTACCGGCTGGTGTGGCGGTCACAGGGTCCGCCCCCTACGGCCAGCCGACCTCCTACAGCCTGAAAGTCAGTGGCACGATCAACCGTTACACGCGGGTCCTGATCACACCGACAGCCGGGACCGGCAGCGCAATTATCACCGTGGCGTTTGCCCGGTACTAAACCAGAAGGAGCAAGGCAATGGCTTTCAAACACGGTCGCAGCGCGGTGACGAAGATCGACAACGCAGCTGGCACCCTCACGGATATCTCTTCCATCGTGAACAACACGGAGTACCCGCGTTCCGTTCAGGCGGCGGAGACGACCTCTTACGGGTCCCTCGGTAAGACCTACATTTCCGGTTTGGAGGACGCCACGGTGTCCATCTCCGGGACGTGGGACAACGTTATCGACGCTACCTTCGCGGCGATGATGGACGCGGTAACGGCGGGCACTCTTGCGTCCGTGACGTTGGAGCACGGCCCTGCCGGTTCCGGTACGGGCATGCCGAAGTACACGTTGGAGTTCATCCCGACCTCGTACTCGGTTTCGACCCCGGTCGGTGGCGTTATCACGTTCAAGATCGACGGGCAGCGGACTGGTCTCACGACCCGCACGACCTACTAAAAACCAGCAACAAAATATCTAGAGGAGAGTGACCATAGTGTCCGAAGAACTCACAGGCAGCATCCGGGACGAGGCCGTTGGGGAGCCCATGCCGGGGGAGCCCCTCGGCTATCTCGCGAAGGACGGGCAGCTGCGCACCAGCGTGCGGGACAAGTTCGCCGCGCTTCCCCCGTACCGGTCGAAGATCATCACCGTGGACGGTGTAGGAGAGGTTGAGGTTCGTTCCCTCATCCTCGGGGACCGTAACCGGGCCCTCCTCGCCATCTCGGATGAGGACGGCCAAGCCGACAAGTCCCAGATCATGACGGCGTTCATCATCGCTGCAACCTACGACCCGGTGACCGGGGAGAAGGTCTTCACGGAGGACGACTTCGAGTTCATCAACTCTAGGGAAGCGTCCCTCATGGACAAGCTCGGGGTTGAAGCGATGAAGATGAACAACATGACTCCTGAGACGTTGGAGGAGACCGAAAAAAAATAGTCCACGACCCGTACCTGCGGCTGAAGTTCATAGTCGCGGAACGTGTTGGGATGACTCTTCACGAGCTTGAAGAACGTATGAGCCATGAAGAGTTCCAAGAATGGTATGTGCTGCTGACCAAGATCGAACCTTGGGAGCGGGAAGAAGCGAACAAGGGGAAGTAAGCCATGGGTCAGGTAGTGAACGTATCCGCCCTGTTGACGGGTAACGCCACGTCCCTGACCATGGCTGCCGCTGCCGGTAAGAACTCGATGAGGGAACTGGCTGCCTCGTTTGAGCTCGCTGGCGGGGCTTCCGTGAAGTCTGCCGCTGAGGTTCAGGCCGCGATGGCTAGGGAGGTCGCAGCGACCCAAGCAGCGGCCACTCAGGCTGCTGCGGCTGCGGCTAAGGCTACTCAGGCACGCCAGTTGGCTGCGGCCCAAGCAGCGGTCGCTGCGGACCGTGAGGCGGCTGCTCTAGCGAAGTCCACGGCGGCTTCTCAGGCGGCGGCTCAGGCGAAGGTCCGGGCTGACGCGATCGGCACGGAATCCATGCGTGCGGCTGCGGCTGCTCAGGAAGCTGCGGCTGCTAGGGCGGCTAACGCGGCCCAGCTGGCTACCCAGCAGAAGGTTGCGGCTGCGGGCCGTGCAGCGGCGGCTGCTGACGCTGAAGCGGCGGCTGTGGCGAAGGCTTCCGAGTCGGAGGCCCTCGCCCAGCAAGCTTCAGCCATGGCTGCGGCACGAGCGGCTGAGGAGAAAGCAGCAGCGCAAGCCAAGGTCAGCGCCGCATACACGAAAGCCACAGCCGTCGTCGCTGGCGCGGCTGTTCTCGTGGGTGTCGGCGCTGTTTCCATGGCTGCGGAGTTTGAGAAGTCCACGATGCGGCTCCACACCTCGGGCGGCATCGCCATGGATGAGGTGCAGAAGATACGTGACGGTATCCTCGAAATCTCCCAGACCGTGGGTATTGGGGCGTCCGAGCTCGCGGACGGCATGTATGACGTGGTCTCCGGTGGTTACGCCGGGGCTGAGGCGCTGAATATCCTGAAGGCCGCAGCGCAGGGCGCTAAGGCTGAAGGCGCGGACATGTCGATCATGGCGACCGGCTTGACTTCCGTGATGAAGGCTTACAACATCCCGGCTGAACAGGCTGTGGCTGCCACGAATGCCCTCTCCGCCGCGTCTGGTCTTGCTAAGGGCTCGTTGCAGGAGTTCACCGGGTCGCTCTCCTCCGTGCTGCCTACCGCGTCGTCGTTGGGTATTTCCTTCGCTGACGTGTCCGCAGCTATTGCGATGATGACGCAGACTGGCATGTCCGCGAACCAAGCGACGGATAACCTCCGGTTCGCGATCCTTGCCCTGTCGAAACCCACGGATGTGTCGTCGAAGCTGATGGCCCAGTTGGGGATCGACGCGAATGATCTTTCCCAGAACCTTGGGACCCGTGGCCTGAAAGGCACTCTCGACTTCCTCTCCGAGGCGGTGCTGAACTCGTCCGAGGGCAACCGTGTCCTCCTTGGCACGTTCAAGGAGTCCCAGCAAGCGGCAGCGAACATGAAGGAAATGATCGCTACCATGCCGCCGCAGCTGGCGCAGTGGTCGAAGGAACTCATGGAGGGGAAGATCACGGCCCAGCAGTACACCGTGGCCGTGAACACCCTTGATATCAACCAAGAGGCACTGGGTGACCAGTTCCTCCGGTTGGCGAAGAAATCTGCCGGGTTCTCCGACGCGGTGAAGTCCGGGCGGGCTGACACGCTCTCCTACACGTCCGCGATGCAGCAACTTCTTGGCGGTGTGCCCGGCCTGTCCGTTGCCATGTCCCTCACGGCGGATAAGGCCCTCGCCTACGGGGACGCACTGAACGTCATCTCTGAGGCTTCGAAGAACGCCGGGGCCGACCTTGCCTCGAACGCCGCTACCCAGTCCACTGTTGCGGCTGCTTGGGACCGGCTCACGGCCACGGTAGGGGTCCTCGCGATTCAGCTGGGCAACGTCCTCCTCCCCGCAGCGTCGGAAATCATCGAAACGTTCTCCGGGATGATCCGGTTCTTCCAAGAGAACGAGGGTGCGGCACAGGCCCTCGGGCTGGCCGTGGGTGCCATCGCCACCTCGATCGTGGTCACCACTGTCGCCCTGAAAACCTATGCCCTCTACCAAGGCATTGCCGCCCTCGCTACGGGCGGGTTCACGGGTGCGATGGCAGCAGCGAACGCGACCATGGCAGCTAACCCCATCGGCATTGTGGTCATGGCTATCGCAGCCCTTGTGGCCGGTGTGATCTGGGCTTACAACAACATCGGCTGGTTTAAGGACGGCGTGGACGCGGCGTTCAAGTGGATATCCGAGGTTGTGGGAGGGTTCGTCTCTTGGATTCAGACGGACTTCGTCCCGTTCATCACTGACGCTTGGACGAACATAACCACGGTCTGGAACACGGCGGTCACGATCATTGGTGACGCCCTGAACTGGCTCTGGCAGAACATTTTCGTCCCGGTCTGGGACGCTATTGTCACCGTGGCAAAGGTCGCCTACGTGGCGTTCATGACCTTCGTGGTCATGCCGATCCAGTGGGCGATCGGGGTCATCGGTGACGCCCTGAAGTGGATGTACGAGAACTTCTGGAAACCCGCTTGGGATGGTCTTATGGCCGCTGCCGGGGTGGCGTGGAAGTGGCTCGATGACAACGTGTTCAAGCCCCTTGGCGTGATCTTTGAGTGGGCTGGGAAGGTCATCTCGGACTGGTGGACCGGCACGGTTGAGCCGACGTGGAAGAACGTGCAGATCGGCATCGGTATTGTTTGGGACTGGCTGGTCAAGAACATCTTCGAGCCGTGGGGCCAGACGTTCGAGTTCATCGGCAAGGTCGCGAAGGCTGCTTGGGAAGAGGTCATCAGACCTGCATGGGAGGGCATGCAGAAGGGCATCCAAACCGTTTGGGACTGGCTCTCAACCTACGTGTTCACCCCGTTCGGTGTGGCCCTTGACGTTCTTGGGAAGGGCTTCGAGTCCGCGCAGAAAGTCGTGGAGGGTGCTTGGAAGGCTATTCAGGACGCGGCGAAAGCTCCTATCAAGTTCCTTGTCGAGACTGTTTACACGAACGGCATCCAGAAGACGTGGAACTCCATTGCGGACGCCGTGGGGCTTGGGTGGAGGCTGGCTGACGCCCCGGACCTTGGCTTCGCTGACGGCGGTGTGGTTCCCGGGTTCGCTACCGGTGGGGTCCCCGGGTTCCATGGTGGCGGTGCGATCATGTCCGGTTACTCCCCGAACGTGGATGACCGGATTATCGCCGTGGGTGGTGGTGAAGCGATCATGCGCCCGGAGTGGACCCGGATGATGGGTGCTTCCGCGATCCACGCAATGAACGCTGCCGCGAAAGCGAACGACGGGAACGGTGTCCGGGCGGCGCTCGCTGCCGGTGCCACCTCCGGTGGGTTCGCTGACGGGGGGATCATCCCGGATGTCCTCGGGAACATTGGTTCGTTCTTCGCTGATGTGGGAACGAACGTCATGAACATCATCGGCGGGGTGGGGCAGTTCCTTGCCGACCCGCTCGGTGCCGTGACGAATACCATCGGCGGGATCGTCAATAACCTCCTCGGGGGTATCCCCGGGGCTGGTGGCGGGATGGTCAACGCGGTCGCGGAAATCCCGGGGAAGATCATTGGTGGGCTCGCAGACAAGGCTGTGCAGCTGGTCCAAGACTTCCTTGCTTCCATGGCCGGGGGAGGAGCCTCGGCGGGTGTCTGGGACGGCACAGGCCAGTTGCAGTGGCCCGCACCGGGCGGTGTGGTGACCCAGTTCTTCTCGGGCCTGAACGGTCACAACGGTGTGGATATCGCGAACGCGATGGGCTCCCCTGTTATCGCTGCGGAGAGCGGTGTCGTGTCAGCGGCACACTGGTCCGGGTTCGGCGGCGGTAACGAGGTCTGGGTCAACCACCCGAACGGTCTCCAAACATGGTACGCCCACTTGAACGGGTTCTCCGTGAGCGCGGGCCAGTCCGTGGGAAGGGGCCAGCTGATCGGCCCCATGGGCATGACCGGCAACGCGACAGGCCCCCACGTCCACTTCATGGTCCTGAACGGCGGCTGGCCGAACGTGATGGACCCGATGCAGTTCCTCTCCAATGGTGGGATTGTCCACGGCGGCACGTTCGACACGGGTGGGGTCCTCGCCCCGGGCTGGAACATGGTCAACAACCAGACAGGCGGGCCGGAGCCGCTTGCCCCCACGAACGGGCTCGCGAAGGAAATCGCCACAGCCGTGCGGGAAGCCCTCGAAGACGCCCGGTTCGAGTTCGACGACGATAAGCTGACGGGCAGGGTGATCGCGAAGATCACAACGAAGGTTCAACGGAAGGCTGGTCACTTCTAATGGCTGTTGCTCTTAGGGGATACACGCAGGGCACCACCCAGTCCTCCGGTCTGGTCGATATTGCGTGGCCCGCAGGTACGGTCGCGGGGGACTTCGCTGTCCTCATCGCTCAGGACAACCGGACGAACGGGCCGGTCGCCACCGGGTGGACTTCCTACACGGCAGGGTGCTGGACGAAACGGGTGACCTCCTCCGACCTTGCCCAGCCTCTTACCGTGAAGGGCAAAACGACGTTCCTTCAGACGTTCACCGGGGCCGCGTCGATCGGGAATACCCGCTGGTCTGATGGTCTCCGGTTGACTCAGGCCGGGGCTGGTTTGTTCGTGGATGGTTGGGGCCCTGCCCGTATGTCCACGATCGCGCCGGGCTCCACGAACCGGCTCGGGAACCAGATCAGGCTTATCACGGATGACACCCCGAACGCGGTGTGGTTTATCCCGCA